CACGTGGAACACTGCCACACCGATGCACGAAATAAAATGTTTCACGTGGAACACATTGTTAAACAAAGTTAAAAGAATAATTTAACACAAAATAACACGCCAAACGCTTGCAGATAAAATAAAATGCGTACATTTGCATCGTGTTAAACAATTAAATACTTAAACAAATGAAAACAACAGATTTAATTTTTCAAAATCAGAAAGTTTTGAACGCATTGCAAGAAATGTTATTGCAGACTAAGAAACACGTTGAGTTTTTGGCAGCTGGTTCGCCCGAAATGCGTACCAATTTGGAAAGCATCGCCGAAAGCCTGCAAACGGGTGTTGATATTTTAGAAAATCAAATCGTGTTTAACCGTGATACACGCAACAAGTTCGCAAAAGAAGTTGCCTGCAAAAATCAAGCGTATGACTTTATCGCCGCTGAAAAGTTGGTCGGTCGGTTCAAAACCTTTTGCGAATGTTACCCGACAAACTTGTACATCGGTTTAACGGGCGTTGAAACATTGCAGGACAAATAACAATCAGCAAGCGAAAAGAAAAGGCGGTAACAATCAAGTTGCCGCCTTTCTTTTTATCCTGCCTTGCAGTTACTCAATATAAACGCCGTCAGACAAAGCCGCATATATCATTTCTTGTTCCTCTGTCAGCATTTCGGCGGTGTGTATGGGTGAAACATCATCGAACACATTAAACCCTCTGAAATCGCCTAAAATGCCCGTTTGTCTGTCGTTGTTTCGCCCGTTGCTTGCGCTTTCGTACCACTTGCAGTAAATGTAAGGTTCTAAACCGTAATATAACATTTCGTTCCAATCATCACCGCCCACGGTTTTAACTTGGGTGCTTGGTGAAAGGTATATTATTTCGCTGCTTGGCTCTGTTTCCTCAACTTGAAATACAACGCCGTCACAACTCAAAAGCGCAACCCCGTTGCCCGTTACCACGTTTATAACGTACTGCAAAGCTATCGTTTTGCCTGCATAATCTGTATTGAGGTTTACAAAGCCTGCAAACGGCAAAAAGATTTGTATTTCGCTTTCGTAGTCGGTGTTGTCCTCATTGTGCGCTGGTACTACCGCCGTGCCGAAATCAAGTGTTATTTTGTCTTGCGCTGGCTGGTGGCACGATACACCCGTGTTGTAATTGCCGCATCGTATTACATCGGTGCTGCTTGCCGCTATGTTGGTGTAAACACGGCATATCTTGTTCACGTATGCGCCCAAATCTATGTTTTCATATATGGGTGCGCCCGTGCTGGGGTCTGTTCCCGTTTCTTTGAAAAACCGTTTGCCGCTAAACTCTGCCAACTCATCAAGCGTTACCAAATACACGTTTATTGCGCCGTACTGCTCGCCTACAACTGCCACGGGGTACGCACTGCCAATAATTGCAAAATCGCTCCAATTAGTGTTTACTTGTATGCTTCCCGTTGCCGTCTTTTTATCGCTTGAAATCGTAAGGTCTTGCGTTTGAGTGAAGCCGCTTGCGTTCTTGTAGTATAATTGCGGTGTACTTTGTTCGGTGTCAAATTCTGTGCCATCGTTTGCCGTCAAAGTTACATTTACCGTTTCCCCGTCTTTCACATATTGCGGTAAGTCCTCGTTAGCGGTGCAATTTGATAGGTCTGTAGAAATTTCTAACACATCATCGTAACTGCCCGTAAGCGTTACGGGCTTTGTCGGGTCTATGTCGGTAACGGTTAGCGTTGCTTGCTGGCTGTATTCCAAATCCTGCACCACAAACGGCGTTTTGGTCGATGTTCCTGCCTTGTTCGTGTAACTCGCTTTGAGGTCAAAGAAACGCACTTTGTTCGGGGTGTATTGCCCCGTAACGGTGAAAGTTGCCGTTTCCCCGTCAAACGTATGTTGTTCGGTTACGCCGCTGCCCGTTATGTTGTTTACCACGGTCATTTCGGGCGTTCCCTCGCTGGCGGTTGTACCCGTAAGCGTTACACCGTCATCAACTTCGATAGCATCGCTTTCCCACGTTGCAGTTTTCCCGTCCTCTGTTATCGTCATTTCGGCGGTTTCGGGGAAGCCGTAACTGCCCGTAAACTCCACTTGCGCCGCTGTTATTATAAAGCCCTCGTTTGCGTTTACCGTTATCCTCGCTTGCAACGTTCCCAACTTTTCGCCCGTTGCGGTTGTGTTTGGTATCTCGTTTCTCACATCTAACTCATTATCCGAACGGGTGTTTCCCGTAATCTCGAAAGCCGTGTTTGCGTCCGTGTCATACACCTCCGCCCACACTTGCAAATTATAGGCGTTTCGGGGTGTCAAAACAAGCGTTTGCGGTTGTCCGCTGGTGTCCGTGTAAGCGGCTGTAATATCGCCGTCAAACTTGTAGCCCTTTTCGGCGTTTAGTTCCAAATACCAATAATCGCCACCGAAAGGACTATCACCCTGCCATGCGCTGTTATCCGTGCTATGTGGTACTTTGTTTGTTACTGCCATATCCTTTTAGTTTTCAGTTCCTTTTAATGTTACCATAATAATGCCGCCCGTTTCATTGAGTAAGCCCGTTTCAGAAAACGGCACTTTCTCAAAATTCGGGGTGCGCCTGTAAACCGTATCACGGTTTGAAATATACGGGTCGGGGTTGTCGCTTTCAGATACACGCCCCGTTGCCGCCAAAATTTCGCTTTCGTAGGTTTTAAGCACATCCACACGCAACGTAAGTTCGTAGGCGTTGTTTCCCTCAAAACTTACCCTTTCCACGAAATAATACCGCCCCAAATCGGGAACATAACAATAATTGAAAGTCGGTCGGGGCTGCTTTCGTAGTGTTACGGTCGGGCGCAACACATCGAAAGTTTGCCGCAAATCGCCCTCAATCGCCGTAAACTCGCCCAACTGCTTGTTTACCGTGTTCGGGTGTCCGTTGTATGAATAAAAGTTTATCGTTGTCATATCTGCAAAGAAAAAAGGCGGTGCGGTGCGCTTTCACCTGCACCCACACCGCCAAAGTTAAACAATCTAATACCTATTGAGTTACTCAATAAAGAATACTACAAAGTTTTCGTTTGTGTCGTTGAAATAGCCTGCGTCAAACTTGTAATAGTTGTTGAAAAACTCGGCTTTTGCATTGTAGTTGGTTGTTACACGTCTGTCAAGATTGCAAACGCCCAACGCATCACGGTCGAACATTACGCCCAACACGCCCGAAATTTTAACGGCTTTGCCGCCGCTTTCCTTGATATTAATGTTGCCCGTGCTGGCAAACTCGTAGTTCTGTCCGCTTCCCTGCCAAAAAGGTACGGTTTCGGCTTGTGGCAAAAGCACATCACCACGGTTAAACGTGTCGGAATAAAGATAGGTTTGCGCTGCCTTTGCAAAGTCGGACAAAAGTACAACGTGTAACATATCTTTCGGCGTAAACCGTTCCTTTTTACCCACATTGAAAACGGTCGAAATGCTTTGCAGGCGGTCGGCGTAAGTTCCCATTACGTAAGACGCAAAGCGGATAAAATCGGGGTCGGTTATCGCCTTTGCCGCTGTCAGTGCGTCAGGGTTCGGGGTCGGTTCGCCATCGCCTTGCGCTGGTGTTGCAGGGAAATACTTGTCATTGTACAACTTCAAAAGGTTTACACATCTTGCAGTGCTTGCGCTGGAAAGGTCTGCCCCTGCCATATCACCTGCCGCCGTTGCTCCAAACGCTTTCGCATCAGCCAAAACCGTTTCCGCAATCATATTGTTAATTGTGCGCATAATCAAAGCGTCTGCCTTGATAGTCATAGACTTTTCAACGGCTGCATAAATCATCGAAATAAAGCCGTTAAGTTGTGCGGCGTTGCTGAAACTTTCCTTAACCTGCCTTTCCGTGATTGATACGGGTACTTCAAACGTAACCTTTGAGTTGAAAAACTTTGCGGTAACGGTCGGTTTGTGGAACACATCTTGCGAATAGGTCTGCCCGTCCGTCAAATCCCACGTGTCGTTTTCCTCTGCTTCGGGTACGTCTGCCGAAATTTTCTCCAGCACGCTGCCAAACTCCCACGCATCCATTAAAACGCTGGGGACTTTGCCCGCATAAGGTCGGTTCACGAAAATCACCTTGCCGATATGGTTTACAAGTGACTTCACGTAATTATCAACGGCACTTTGATTGAAAACTTCTTTGCCTAAATCCACAATGCCCGTCAAATCCTCGGTTACAATGTCAGTCTTACCCAAAACTTCTTTTGATACGCTGTTAATAAGCGTGTAAATCTGTTTTACTTCCATATTGCTAAAAATTAAATTAGTTATTCGTAAATACTCGTTGTTAATTCTCTTACAAGTGCAAAGATAATGTTTTTTCTCCAATTATCACGCCTTAACTGCAATTCTTTTGCAATTTCGGTCGAAATTGATTTGCTTGCGCCCGTTCCTTTGCTGGTTTCGGTTGTTTGGCGTTCCTCTGTGCGGTTTCTCTCATCGTTTGCGGTCTTTCGGTCGCTGTCTGAAAAATCGGTGTCATTAAACGCCTTGTTTGCGCCCGTTTCGGTGTTGTCGGTGCTTTCCTGCAAAGTTACGGTTTCCGTCCGTTCAACTTGCCCCGTTACGGGTGTCAGTACATCGTAATCGGCTAACATCGCCGCCGCTTCACGTTCCCAGCCTTGCACGTTTACCGCAATCACCGCCGAAACAACATCGCTTGCGTTGTCGCTGGTTATGCTGCTTACCACGGTTTTGCCGCCGTACATCAGTAAGGCGTAAGCGTCTAACTTGGTCGGGTCGGTATCGCCGAAAATTGCGGCGTACTCTGTCGGGTATTCGGTCTTGAAAACCGTTGCGAATATCCCGTTACCCTTTGTAAATAGTTCGCTGTATTTCATTGTTTATCTTTGTTTTCTTCGTTTTCTTCTGTTTCTTCTGTTTCCTCTGTTTCGGTATCGTTACCGTCCGTTTCCGTTTCCGTTTCTTTCGTTTCCTCTGTTTCCTCTGTTTCGGTATCGTTCCCGTCTGTTTCGGTGTCGTTTCCGTCTGTTTCGGTTGTTTCCTCTGTCGGGTCGGGTTCTTCTGTCTGGTCGGGGTTTTCCTTTGCCGTTTCCAAATCAGCCGCCAAAGCGTTGTAATTATCCCTTTCCAAACCCCAACTTGAAGCAAGTTTAACCGTAATTTCGGTGTCAAACATCGCATTAATTTTCTCAACTGCATTTTGTCTTTCTTTTAGCATATTATCCACATACGGCAAAAGTACATCTACATTCATAGATACCTCGCCCAAATTTAGGCGTTCCCGTTTCATGTTGTAGTTTGCATTTAGTCCCAATTCGTTGTACATACTCGCTTTGTAGTATTGTATCAGTTCAATAAGTTGCGTAATGTACACGCTGTTTGTGGTCGGGGCTGTCTGCATATTTACACCTTTGAAAAATGCGTTTTCCCCTATAATTGAAAACTCGCCGTTTTCTATCTTGCGCAAAAACTCATCGGCACTTTGTTTTGTCTTATCATCGCTGGCACTTATCAGCATCGTAATACGGGTTAAAATGCTGGCGGTGTTCAACGAAATAAGCCCGTCAGTATGCAAGACGGCATACCGCCCAATAAGCGGCAAAAGGCTTTCGCCGTTGCTGTCATTCTCAATCAAAACCCCGTCTTTCTGAATATCGTAGGTTTTGTTTAACTTTAATGCAGGGTTCGCCACGGTGTAAAGCGTTGCCCGTCCGTAAACATCGGGTTCGCCGCCTTTGCCGCCCGAAAGCGCATACAAAACCCCGTCCACGCTGGTAACAAAGGCGTTGCCCGTGGTCTGCAAAAGCCGCTCCAATTCCTTTTGCGGTATGCTGTCGGGCAAACCCTCATACTCAAACATACTTTGAGTTTTCGCCAACGTGTTAGCCATAAATTCGGTTACGGCGGTGTCTTTGTCCCTTACTTGTTGCTGGTACAACTTGTAAATGTTATCTTTCCTTTTCATCTGTCAAAACTTTAATCAGTGTTGTAAGTTCGGCTAACACTTTTGTGTTTTCCGCAATCGTATCTTTTAGGTGTTCCGTTTCTTCTTGGTGCGCCTGCCTTTGTTTCACCAGATACCAAAACAATGCGCCACACATCACAATCGGAAAACCCAAACTTGAAATAATTTGAATAATAGTATTTGCATCCATATCGTTATAAATTTAGTTACTACTTGCAAAGATAGGCATTTATTTCGTAAAACGGTCGGTTCGGCACGAAATTTGCACCAAACCGCCGTTATTTTTCATTTCAGCGAAACAATGTTTGTCTTTGCGCTCGTAATTAAATAATTGCGTACTATCTCGCCGACTTCGTTATCTTGGTAGAAAACTTTGTCTATTGCGAAAAACCGTGCGACTTGTTGTTCAACATAACTTGCCGTACTCAACAACTTGCGTTTGTAGTTCGGTTTTCCGTTCATTTCCAGCGAATAAATAAGGCTGTTTTCCTCATCTTTTATCGGGGTTGTCTTGGCGTGTATGTACGTGAAACATTCGTTGCCTACCTGTATAATGTTACCTTGTAACACAACATCGTTAAACTTGATATAGTACACAAACAACACATCTTGCGGCTTGTACTTGCAAGGCAAATGCGGATATACTGCAAGTTCCCATTTGCCGCCCGTAATCATCTGCAAGTTTTGGTTATCGAAACAAAAATACTTGTTGCTGGCTTTGTGTTGTACTATCGTGCTGCAATACTCAACCGCCACTATTGCGCCGTGTTCGCCAAATCTGTAAATATCTATCGTTCCCTGCTCCATAAACGGCACTTGCTTCAATCCCATTTCAGTAAAGTAAGGGCAAAACTTGTTTACCGTGTTACCCAACATAAACACTTTCACATCGTTACGCTGGCGTATTATCGTACTCAAAAGGTTCATAAACAACATAAACTCATCGGGCAAATAATACCGCCGTGTCAAAAACTCGTCAAATACTATCGTTGTGACATTCGGGTAACTGCTGCTTTTTTCGTGTTCTTGCTCGGACAAACAAAACCCGTAACAAAACGGGGTCGGGTCGGGTGTCCGCTTGTTTTTCTCTGCATCGTAGTAAGATAAAAACCATTTGTTCGACATATAGAACACTTCGTTAAATTTGCCCTCTGTCAGTTCCTCAATAAGCCCGTTTGCCACGTGGTTTGCAAACAGACTTTCGGCACGTTTGCCCCTCAAATCCTCACGCCAACGGCGTATATATGCCATTTGCTTGCCCGTCTTGATATAGTTTTCCAAACCATATTTTAAGGCGGCATAAGTCTTGCCGTTTGACCGTTCGCCAAATATCACGTTATAATCGGCGTTCTTGCTTAAAATCGCTTTCAAGTCGTAAAATTTCGGCTTGTCTGTCTTTGTCTTTCTTGTTGTCATAACTCTTTTATTTTAGTCCTTAAATTTGATACCTCGCAAATAGTTTATATACATAACCGAAAGGGAAAGGCTGTACCCCGTTGGCTCTAAATGTACGCCCGTGCGTTCGTTGTAGTGCGCCGTGCTGCCTTTGTAGTCGGTTATATCGCCTTGTATCTCGTAGTCAATGTAAGTATGTATGTTTTTGCCCGTTGCTTGCGGCGGTATATCCAGATAATTAGTGAACGCATCGAATATCCCATCAGCCCCGTATTTTTCAATAAGAAAGGGTATCGCCGCCTTTTTGTTTACGCCCGAAACGGTCAAACTAAAATCGTATGCCCGTCCGCCTGCTTTGAGTGCGTTCGGTTCTTGCACCATATACCGTTTAGCTCCCAGCGTCTTAAACCTTGTATATGTACCTTCAAAATCCCAAACGCCCAAAGTCTTTGTTATGCCTTTTATCGTTTGCGGCTCGCAAAGGGAAAACGGTAAACCGTGATATTTGCAGGCGGCTCGCAACTTCATTTGCACCTGCATATTGTAAGCCTTGAAATATGCTTCGTGCGCCTTGCCGTTCATTATTTTAATGCTGTCCGTGTCGCTGTAAATATAGTCGTCTTTTGCTTCGTGTATGCCCGTGAAAAGGTTGCGCCGTGCGTATGCGGTTACGAAAATGCCCCACGGGTAAAACAAGAAACGGTTTTTGCTGGTGTTGTACTTGTATAAAAGTTCCTGCTTTTGTTCGGCTGTCATTGAGTTAATATCCCATTCGCCGTTATATGTAAACTCATCACGCAAAGGGTTGGTTACACTCATACCGTAACAACTGTTTAACATTTCCTTGCTGTTAAGATATTCCACTTCTTTGCCCTCAACGCCTTTTAATTTCGTCTTGCTTTCGTACAAATGCAGGATAGATTTTACAAACGGTGTCGGCAAATAGTCTTTCTTGTAACAATACATTTCACCCACTCGCATACTTTCCCACGAATAAAAGTTTTTGATTATATGAAAGTCCACGTCCGTAATTGTCAGCGCAATTTTTGCAGCCGCCACAATACGCCCGTTATTCTCGCACGGGTTTTCTTTCACGAAACATTTGCTTGCGCTTATCGGGTTGTCTTGCGTTTCGCTGGCAAATATGTTGGTAAACTCAATATCGAACACGCAACAATACTTTGATATTAAAAACTCGAATTGCGCCATACTTTTGACCGTTATCGCAACGCCTTGCGACATCGGGTATTTTTCCGCTATCATTACATACGGGTAACTGCTTGTAAAGTCGTAACTATCCACGTTATACATTATTTCGTCTGTATATTCGGCGTTTGCGTGTGTAAAACCGCCGGCAAACGCACGTTGCAGCATATTAAATTCATTCATACCCGTAATTTGTAGTTCCTGCATCAAGTTTACATAGTCCCAATTCGGCACGGTCTTTCCTGCATCGCTTTTTTCACGCAAACAATGCGCACGGCAATACTTGCGCACAAACCCCGTCTTTGTTATCGGTACGTGCGTTATGCCCTTGCTTTCCTCGATACGTTCTTGTATGTAGCACATCACTACTTTAATATCGTTTATGCAATAATGTATTTCCGCATCAGTTAGCGGCGTTTCGCTGTGCCTTATTTGCTGGTAGTCCAAATCGCCAACGGCTTTTTCACACTTGTATTTCATAAGTTGCTCGCCCAATTTCGCCAACGAATACCCCGAAAGTAGGTAACTGCACCGAAATTCAACATTACCCGTTGTTATTGCGTATATCGGTTTGCGTAAATCAATACTGAAAACCCGTTGCCACTCAAACCACTTGCGCAAAAACTGAAATTCGTATGAAAGGTTATGCACATACACAATAAGGCGTAATTTGTCATTCAGTTGCAAAACCTCGCTTACGGTCTGCATCATCGTAACAAATTCGCCCCACGTGCGCCCCATTATCGTATATCCGTTTATGCCAAACTGCCAAACGTACATTATTGCGGCTTTCTCTAATTTCGCCTTGCGCCCGTTCCCGTCCTGCATACGCTGCATTTGCTCGTATGTGTACGCCCGTCCGTCCGTATCACGGTAAAAACTTGTTGTTTCAATATCAAAGGCGCACGGTATATTATAAAACCTTTCGCCTTTGCTGTTTCCGATAATGTTTTTTTCATTTACGGCGGCTTTCAGTACTTCGTTTATTTCGGTCGGGCTGTTTATTCTTTCTTGTAACTCAAAAGGTATTTTTTTCATAAGCCAAACTTGCCAAAGTTGCGCAAAATGCGCTCTATATCGTTTTGCATATCCTCCATTTGGTCGGCTACCTCATTTGCTTGCCGCTCTATCTCGGCATCAATCGCCCGTGATATGCTTTGCGCTTCACTCTCAATTTGGGTGCTAATATCGCTTGCGCTTTGCTCCATTTCGCCCGTGAAATCCTTGTACCTCATCAAATACCGTTCCACAAAGTCACTATCTGAAACGCTGTTTAACTTGCCTTGCAAGTTCCTTGCCATAAGGTTGTACTCATCGGGCGTTAAATCGAACATACGTTGCAGGTGTTGCCCGTACTGCCTTGCACCTTGCGCCGTACTGGTTGGCTGGCGTAAAAACGAAATCGCCTTTCCGTACTCAATTTTTAGGGTGTTCCAATCGCCTTTCATTGAAAATTTGGTAAACCCCTTAATATCACCTTTGTTTAACGCTTGCACGGCTGGCGAAAGTTGTCCGCTTTGCTCTATGTTCTGAATACGGCGGTTTGCCATTTGGAAAACCCTTGCAATCTCTTTTCTATATTCGGGGCTGCTTTCAACTGCCTGCAATATCTCTTTTTTGATTTTCGCCCGTTGGGTTGCACCAAATACAGACTTTGTAAATTTAATCTTAAAACCTAACTTTGCCATACGCTGTTATATTAAATAGGGGTTACAAACACTGCAACCCCTACAAAGTTAAACATAACTTTTCAAACTCTTACAAACCCACAAACGAAATAGAGTAACACTTCTTGCCGTGGCTCTCGTACTCGTAAATCGTGTAACCGACTTTGCCGTCTTTGATAGTTTGTACCGCCTCATCATCGGCAAGTATTTTACGCACCGTTTCGGCGGTGTGGCTTGGTAGGTTCACCAGCCGTTTGTTTTCTTCGTCAATAATTACGGGGCTGTCACCTAATTGTGATTTGTGGACATAAAGCCCGTTGATTTTGTGTATCACATCTTTGCCGCCCTCATTTTCAGCGTTGAAAATATCGGCTAACTTGGTGTACTGAAAATCGGTTGTGTCAATGCCAAACGTGGTCTTGTTAAATTTACTTGCAAAACTTTTCATTGTAGTAATCTTTTAATTGTTAAACTTCTTGTTATTTATTCTGCTGTCTGTCCTTGCGGTTCACCGTCAAACGGCAAATTCGGTTCGGGGTTGGCTTGCGGCTTCAAGTCCATAAGCCACGCACGAAAGCGGTTTATTTTCATAACCGCACGTTGGTTGCGGCAAACTTCGTTACACGCCATAAGGCTACCCAAAGCCGACAAAGCGGCAAAACTAAACTCGTCAAATGCGTTTCTTTTTTCTTCCATTGTAGTAAACTTTTAATTGTTAAACATAGACTTCTTAAATTTCAACGTACCGTTGTGTTTGACTACCGTTGTATCGGTTGTGATTATCGTTGCCTTGCCCCGTACCGTTGTACCCTTTGAAACGGCGCAACCCTGCAAGATTGCAGATAAAAACAACATCGCCCCACAAACGGCAAAAATCATTACACACATTGCGACTTCTTTAATCGCTTGTTTCGGTTGCTCTCTGAAATGCTGTATCAACTCTTTCATAATTTCAAATGTTTAAGTAACACGTTGCAAAGATACAACTTTTTTCTAACATACAAGCATAGCGCACAAATTATTTTCGTTTTAACTTTTCTTAACTCTTGGTGTGTGTTCCACGTGAAACATTTTATTTCGTGCATCGGTGTGGCAGTGTTCCACGTG